CGAATAATGGTTTGACTATGAATGGTTCTGCTTCTCAATTTTTAATCAATAATGCTTCTGCTTCTGTTCCTGCTATTTCTGCTCCTAACGCTCAATTGATTTCTTTTCCTTCTGCGAATATAACTGCTACGACATTTACAGGAAATTTATCTGGAAACGCTTCAACTGCTACAACGGCAACAAACGCTACTAATTCAGCAATTACAGACGATAATACAAACGCTACTTATTATCCTGTTTTTGTTTCTAATAATACAGGTAATCTTCCTTTGAAAGTTGATAAGACAACAAACCCTTTATCATATAATCCTTCAACTGGCGTATTGACTTCTACAACTTTTACAGGTGCTTTGAGCGGAAACTCAACAACAGCAACAACGGCAACTAATTCAAATAATAGTTTAATTGTAAGCGATAATAGTTCTACCACCTGTTATATTCCATTTACTAAATCAACTGCTTCAACAGGAACTAATTTACCTTTATATCAAGACGATACAACAACAGCATTAACATATACGCCTTCTACTTCTACTCTTTCTTGTTCTTACGGACAATTCGGTAGTGGTATAATTAATACTTCTTCTCTTGCTTCTAATTCTTCTGGTGGATTAACTATTACTGGTGGAAATTCCGGGGGGCTAATTTTGAATAGTGGGGCGAATACATTACAACTACAATATAACGGAACAACAATAGCAACAGTTCAATCAACAGGATTAGCGGTTTCGCAAATAAACGCAAATGGATTTAATATTTATAACGGAACATTTAGCCCTTTTCAAATCGCTTCTACAACAGGTATTTCAACTTTTACAAATATTAATACAAATGGATTTACTTTACCAACTTCAATTAATACGGCAACATTTGCTACTAATACCCTTACTATTACTGGTTCAACAGGTTCAACATTTAGAAATTATCAAATAGGTTTTACTGGAACAACAAATACAATTACTACTTTATCTCTTACTGCTTTTCCTGTAAATGCTGAATACTATGTTGCTATTTATAATGGCGGAAGCGGAACACTTACAATTAATACTGGATTAGGTGCTGGTATCAAAACGACATATGCTTCTAATATAACAGTTCTAACTGGTGGATATGCTATAATGAAAATAAATTATATACCATTTACAACTGGAGGGAATATATATGTTGTATCAGTAAATAATATAGCATAATAATATGCTGACAGAAGTGTTCTTATCTTTTGCTATAACGACCTTTGTATCTTGTATATTAGCAATTACAGCGTTGTTATATAGAAGTAAGTGTAAAGAAATAACTTGTTGTGGTTGTAAAGTTGTTAGAGATATAGAAGCAGAAGTAGAACTTGACGAAAGAAATATAGAGAGACAAACTGAAGAAACAAAATCTCCTAATAATATATGATTATAACCAATCTCAAAGAAAGTCCAGTAAAGACAAAACGATACAGAGCATTCTTATCAAACGGACAACAAATAGATTTTGGATTACTTGGCGGTTCAACATACATAGACCATAAAGACGAAAGAAAAAGAAAAGCATATTGGGCAAGACATTACGCAAGTAAATATGAACGTCATTTAATAGCCAATCTCATACCAAGTCCAGCATTAATGTCTGCTTTATTACTTTGGGGTAAATCAACTTCATTAAGAGAAAATGTTATTGAATTGAATAAAATGCTTGAGGCAAAATATGGAGGACTATAGGTATAGGTATTGTTAATTCTTAAATATATTTTGAGTTTTAAAAGTTTTATTTTCAAAGAATAGAAAAATAAAAAAGGGTCTATCCAAAAATTCTATAGAAAGACTTTGACAACCCAACCAAGAATAATAATAATAATAATACCTATTAGGTATAGGTATTGTTAATTCTTAAATATATTTTGGGTTTTAAAAGTTTTATTTTCAAAGAAATAGAAAATAAAATTCTTATATCTCAATCAATTATTACAGAACCTTTAGAAAAACTACATTATCTTTTTTATTCTATCATAGTATATATAATGGAAGAAGTCCCAATCTCTCAATTAACTCCAAATCACAAAAGAAAAATAATGCGTGGAGAACCAATAAGAATAAAAAGAGGAGGTTCAGTAATAATGCTTCATAAGAATAGATTACCACAAATAGCAAAAGCATTTATGAAAGGTAAAGCACATACGATTACTATGACGCCAGAAGAAATACACGCAAATGGAACAGGTATCTTTGGAAAATCATTTGATAAGTTCTTGGATAAGCACGGAGTAAAAAAATTAGCATACAAAGTAGGAGATATAGCAAAACCATATGCGAAAGAAGCAATAAAAGCAGGTATTACTGCTGGTGTTGGTGCTTTAAGTGCTACTGACTTGGTGGCAAGTGGTGGGTTGGGTGCTGGTGCTGTGCCGTTGATAGGAGCTGGTGGTATTATGTTGAGTTCATTAGCAGACGATTATTTAGATAATCCAAGAAAGTATCAAGAAACAACTTCACAAAAATCAACAAATTTAGCATTACAAGATTTGAAAAATGCTGGAATGACAAAGGTAGGACAAATGGGAGACCATTATGGAAATCAATATGGATTTTCTCAATTGGGAACAAATCCTTATGCTTCATTAAATGATTTTACTGGACAATCCGCAGGTGCTTTAGGTGTGTCAAATGGACAACAAGCAATAGCAAATTCATTAACTCAACAACTTTCAAACGCTCAAGGTTTCGCAAGAGAAAGTTTATATACTGCTCCAGTATTAAATGGTGGATTGAATGCTCCAAGTGTATTAGAAAGCGTTCAATTACAAAATCCTTTGCGAACAAATCCTTTAATAGGAACACCAAATGCTCCAACTATACAAGCACCAAATACAACACAAAAGAAAGATTTTTATGGAAATCCTATTGGAACTGGTTTGAAAGATATAATAAAAAGACATTCAATGTCTCACTTATTAAGAGGTAAAGGTGTGAAACATAGACACGGTAAGTTGATAGAAATGGGAAGTATTGGTATTCACGGAAATCTTACAAGAACTCCTCAAGCGTTGGAACAAGCACCTTATGCGAGTAATTTTATGTGGTCTTCCACATTACCTCCTTCATACAAACGTTTTAATTCTACCCCAGCACAACAAGCACCATTATTTTAAACGAATATTAAGATATAAAAAAAACAAACAAGTTTGTTTTTATATCTATTGATTAAAAATCATAACAAAATAAATTATCTATCCTTAATTATATATGAGCGGTCAGGGCATTTCGTATCCACCTCCAAGTGAGAACTTACCTATATTTGATGCAAGTGTTTTTAATGTAAATGATACACCTCTTACTATAAGCGAAGGATTAAAATATTTTTTAGCTTATCCAAGTGCTCAAGGGACAGAGAATCTCCAAACGATTAACGTAGGTGGTTTAGCGACCTTTTCAAATAATTTAGTATTGAATGGAAATGTTAATATTACCAATACGAATAATAATGGATTTATAAATTTTCCATCCTCTTCTATATTTTCAACCAATACAGGAACCCTTAATGGATTAGGTGTTTATTTGAATTATCAAGGAAATGGAGAAACTGATTTGATTGGATATGGAGGAACAGGACAGGGAGGTATTTCTCTTTATACTTCATCGAATACTTTGGCTCCATCTCTCGTTGCCAACTTTTCTTACAATACTATAACTCTTGGTAATACGAACTATAATATAAGTATTACAGGGAATAATGGAGACGTAATATTAAGTAATGGAGGAGTTTCATCACAAGATTTTGTTATTACAGCAAATAATCAAAATTTAAATTTGGATGGAGGGTATATTAATTTTTTAGCAGATGTTCTATTGACATCTTATATATCTCAACCTTCGTTATCATTTTCAGGTTCAATACAAAACACAATACAAAGTGGATATGGGTGTTTTTTCCACACCAATGGAGTTCCTTATTTTACATATAATAATGGTTCGACTACACCAACAGCTTCACAATTATTAACCTCTAGTTCTTTGTCTAATTATGCTCTATTAACTACTGGGACAAATAGTTTTACAAATGTAAATACTTTTTCTCAAACGCCTACAACAACAGCAAGTCAAACATATCCTCAAACAACAAATACAACACAATTTTCAACAATAGGTTATGTGAATTCTGCAATAGGAATAACAACAACAATAACAACTAATAATTGTGGAATTATATCAAACATAGTTGGTTGGACTTTTAATCTTCCAAATATAGGACAATATTTAACTTTTAAATGTTATACAAATAATATTGGAGCAACGACCACTTATTCAACTGGAGCAACTATAACAAATAACGGAACATCTATATTTGCTACTGGTAGTGTCGTATTACAAAACATAAATATAGGTGGTTTGACAACTGCTTATGCTTTTGGTAGTATTTTATCTAATGGAGCAACATTTTCAATTGCGCAAACTGCCGGAGGAACATCTTGCTCTGCAATTGCTACATACGCAGCAGGGTCGTATCCTTTAACTTATTTTGCTGCTGCACCTTGCACTATGACAATTATTTTTACAAAAGTTTATTAATTTTAATACGATTTCTTTGGTGTTTTTCTATTGCTATATTATATGAGTATAGATTATGGAAACCAAACTACATCTGTTCCCCAGTCTCTTTTAGGAGTAAGTAATTCTAATCAGTCTATAAATATAAACTCTACAAATGGCATAGTATTTAATGATAGTGTCGCCAATTTATCTGCTACAATTGCTTGGACTGGTATTACAACAAACAATCCTAATGGTTTTAATATTCAAAGCAAACTGAATATGAATTCTAATGATATAACAAATGTAGGGACGATTACGGCAACATCATTCAACGGAACAGCGTCAAACGCTAATAATGTTACTATTAGTGATAATAATACTGGTTCAACTTTTTATCCTACTTTTGCTTCAACGAATTCCGGAAATCTTCCTTTATATGTTGATAAAACAACTTCACCTTTATCATATGTTCCTTCTACTGGAAATCTTTCTGCTACAACATTTACAGGTGCTTTGAGTGGAAATGCTACTTCTTGTACAAACGCTAATAATATTGCAACAACAGGCGTAACTAATAATGCGACTTATTATTTACCCTTTGTATCTTCTACCTCTACTTCTACAGGACAATCATTATATACAGACCAAAACGGACATATTACATTCAATCCTTCAACGAACCAGTTAAGCACTGACGGAACTATGACCAATAATGGTTTGACTATGAATGGTTCTGCTTCTCAATTTTTAATCAATAATGCGTCTGCTTCTGTTCCAGCGATTTCTGCTCCAAACGCTCAATTGATTTCTTTTCCAAATGCGAATGTTACTGCTTCAATATTTTCAGGGAATTTGAGTGGGAACTCTACAACATCAACAATAGCAAGTAAAGTCGTTATTTCTACTGAAACAGGTAATACTAATTTTGATATTTGTATGACTACTGGAACAAGTGGTAATTTAGCAATAGGAGATGTATCTACTTTATATTATAATCCTTCTACTTCTACACTTACGAATAGTGGTGGGACTATTTCTGCTACCAATTTTTCAGGAACTACCTTTTCAGGAACAACTTTCAATGGTTCAGTATCGAATGCTTCTACGATAGCCTCTAATTCTTCCGGTGCCTTAACGATTACTGGTGGGTCGGGTGGTGCTTTAACAATTAATTCAAATGCAGCTCAACCAATTAATTTACAATATAATGGAACAACAATAGTAACAGTTAATTCAAATAATATTACTATGCCAAGTGGAACAACTATGATTGCTCCAAATTTTAGCGGTTTATTAGATACTTGTGGATTAGTTTATTTACAAACATTAGCGGTTGCTATTACTGGAACGGCAACAACGGTTAATTTTAATTTAACTTCTATATTCAATTCTACCTATAAAAATTATAGAGTTATTATGACCCCTTCTACTCAATTATCTTACGCTCAATATCCTTCTTATTCTTTACAAGCGTTTTTGGGAACGAGTGTTCCAATATCCGCTACTCTCTCAGGAAACGAATTAACTTCGTCTTCAACTTCGGTTGTATCACCTTTATATACTGGGTCTGCTACTATTTCTTCTGCTCCAATAATTTTTGGAGTATCTTCAACAATCAATCACCCAATTATTTTTGAAGTTGAAAATGTTGGTTATACTTATACTGCTACTCAATTAGGAGCGATAAAATGTAAGTCAATTTATAGCAATCCGGGGGTAAGCGGATATAGCGACAGAAATATTTTTTGGACTTCTTCAACTGCGACTATTACTGGTTTGACAATTCAACAGGCAAGTATAGGAGTAGGTAATAATTTAACTATGAATGTTGTAGTGTATGGATATAAATAAGGATAATTTTATCTCTTAATTATATGCCTACTCCTGCAAACCCTAAATTAACAAATCCTAACCGAAGGTTAGGATTTTTAATCATTGAATACCTAACGAAGTTAGGTATTTTAAATTATATGAAGAAGTTAAAAAGTATGTTGATACACTCTATTCAAAACCAAGTGCATATAAGAGCGGATTTATTGTCAAGACATATAAACAAAATGGTGGTGAATATATAGACGATAATAAACCAAAGAATCTAAAAAGATTGTATAAAGAAGACTGGAAAGATGTAGGACATAAAGAATATCCTGTTTATAGACCTACCAAAAGAATAAGTAGAGAAACACCTCTAACTCCTACTGAAATAGACCCTAATAATCTCAAACAACAAATTTTACTGAAACAGATATATAAAGGAAATCATAACCTTCCTCCATTTCATAAATAATATAAAATACTCAACTTCGTTAGGTATTCAAATTTTTTATCTACGAACCAAATGTTCGTAGATAAAATATATCTTAATTATATAATGCTTACTGAAGTCTTCTTGAGTTTTGCAATAACAACATTCGTAGGGTGTTTTCTCGGGGTTGTTGGATTATTATATAAATCCAAATGTCAAGAGGTAAATTGCTGTGGGTTAAAAGTGATACGAAATGTTGAACTGGAAGAGAAGATAGACGAGTTATCTATCGATCGACATACCGAAGAAAAAAAGGAATTGGAATTACCCTAAATATTGTTTATTATTATAAACTCTGGAAACCTGTGTGTTTTTCTGGAATCCTGTGTTACGATGTTATGGTAAGGGGTGATTTTTTTGAGTTTTTACGAGACTGGATATGGTAACATTTTATTGATTTCTGGAAACCTGGAAACCTGTGTGGGTTTTTGTTCGTTTTCAAAAAATTTTTTAAACAACCTAGTTCCTATTATTTTTTTTTCGCGCTATAGGGGAACGAATAAGGCCAAAAAACACACAGGTTTCCAGAACTTTTTATTTTGTTACGATAATCAGTCATACAAAAAAACACAAAAAAACACCCCCTTACCATATATGGTAACACAGGATTCCAGAAAAATGCACACAGGATTCCAGAAATCTATCACTCTTTCTTATAAACTTCAAAAAAAATGATAAAAAATAATAATATAAAGTTCTTGTGTATAATAATATATATGTTCTCTACTTTGTTTGAAAAGTATTTTGAAATTACAGATAAAATAATCGACAAACAATCTCTTCTTACCTTTAAAGATATTTGGATGCAAATGATAACAGATGAATTATATTATAAAAACACATATCGTTACAAAAGAGAATTCAATAAAAAATCTTTTTATAAATGGTTAAGAGAGCATACAGAACACAATTTCGGTAAAAATAAATCCGCCATTATTGCACTAAATGTTATAAGAAAAAATAATATACATATTTAGGAATATAATATAAAGATATTTTTCTTATAAGAATATATAATGGAAACCGAACTTCCAGTTATTTCGACTGACAAGAAAACTTATATGAGAGAGTACAAACGAAAACAATACAAAGAAAAGAGTGAGGAAATAAAACAAAAAAATAAAGCTTATTATTATAAATACAAATTCAACATATCAAATGAAGAATTGCATAAATATGATACTTTATTACCTAATATAGTAAGATTAAAAAAAGAATTGGATGAGATTATAAAAATAAGACCTGAAATTTTGAAAGAGGTTCTAGAACCATATTTGGAAGTAAAAAAATAAATATAAAAATATAACAAATTTACTTATTTTTTATTTTAAAAAATTATTTTAAAATAAAAATATTTTAAATTTACAAAATTTTTATATATTTTATTTGACCAAATAAAATATATTTATAAGAAGAAATAATATATATTTAGGAATTTTCATTTAAAGAATTTATATTGTTATATATTATAAATGAACGACCCTGAAATGACCTGTAGATTCTCTTGGGTGTTGGATAAAAATAGCTTTAGTGAGACCATATTTAATAAGAAAAAAATGAGAGAATATACGAACATAAAAAAAGTATATGGATTTATTAAAGAAGAAATGGGGGTTACTTTTCTTTCCGGAAAAGGAACCAAAAGAGGAGATTTCATTTCAGTAAAAGACAACACCGAACTCGAACAAATAATAAGATATAAAGAATTATATAATCGTAACGAAGATTTTTTTCAAACCGCGGTTTTCCTTCCAAAGCATAAGTGGGGAAGAGTGATACCAAACGACTATCTTTCTCTATCTATTATGAGAAGACAAACAAGACATTCTTTTTGTGACGGATATTATCGAGATATTGATATGATAAACGCTCAACCAACTATTATTTATGAAGTAGCAAAACAAAATGATAAAAAAATGGAAGCATTACATACATACATTCAGTATACAAAAGAAATAAGAGAAATAATTATGAAAGTTCATAAATGTGATAAGGATACAGCAAAAAATTTACCAATTACGATAATGATGGGCGGGACTTATGATGGTTGGATTAGAGAATGGGACATTCAAGAAAATACAGATGTTAAGGATAGGATTCTGGAAATCCAAAAAATAGAAGTAGAGATGAATGATATAATTAACATTGTTTATGCTTACAATCAACATATCAAAAAAGATGTTTTGAGACAAGATCCTAATAAATGGAGAAATGAAAATGAAATGAAAAGAGGGGTTATGGGTCTTTGGTGTCAGTCGGTAGAGAGACTTATCCAAGAAACAGCAATTAAATATTTGATGGATACCAAAAATTTTTTAATTGAAAAAATTGTTCCTTGTCAAGATGGATTTATGATTTTAAATGAACTATGGTATGAAAATATTATAACAGATATCAATACTATAATCAAAAATAAGTTTGGAATAAATATTCTTTTTACAGAGAAACCTTTTGACGAAAAGATTGAGATACCCTTATTTGAAGATGGGAAACCATATCATATTTGGGAAGATTTATTGAGTGCAAAACAACTTTCAGTAAGATATTTAAAAGATTTCGGGGATTATATTTTGAAATATAAATCGAGCGTTTACGTCTTTCATAATAATAGATGGTATGATGAAACAGAAACAAAATCACAACATAAAATAACACTTACAATAAGCGAGAAACTCTATGATAATATGAAAAAAGATATAAAGGGCGATGTTTCTCTACAAGAAAGCGAAACTATATCCCTATTTAAAATTTTAAGAAATAACACATCATCGTCTCATAAAATAAATGATATTGTAAAACACATTCTTTCAAATGCAAAAGAAACGACTACTGATTTCAATCAACATCCATTTCTTCTTGGGTTTAACAATGGAGTATATGATTTGGAAAAAGATGAATTTAGAGATTATAAATATGACGATTATGTTACTATGTCGACGAATTACGATTATAAGTTTATAGATTATGGATTAGTTGAAAAAGAAGATAATATAACCGAAGACTATTTATCCAAAGATGAAAATGGTAAGTATTTGTATAACATCACAAATGAAGAAGCAGAAACATATAAATTAAATAGAGAAATAAGAGATGAACTAATAAATATATTTGAAGATATACATAGCGATAAAGAGATTCTACAATTATATTTTCAAATATTAGCAAGCGGGTTGGATGGGATAACGTATCAAAAGTTATTTCTTTTTAACGGTCAAGGTGGGAATGGAAAAGGGTTGACCCAAAATTTAATGAAGGCTGTTTTGGGAGATTATTTTTTGTGCCCCAATAACGGAATTCTCAAAGATGTAGAGACAGCCAACTCTCCCTCTCCTAATATGCTAAATTTGAAGAATAAAAGATATATTAATTTCAAAGAAGTATCAGGTTCTATACGAGTGGCTATGTTGAGAAATCTTACAGGAGGAGGAGAGTTCTCTGGTAGAATGTTGAGACAAGACCCCGTTCACTTTAATATGAGTGCAACTTTTGTTATGGAATTTAATCTACCTCCCGATTTGGACGGAAAGCCACAGCAAGCAGATTATCGAAGACTGGTTGATATTTTGTTTCCTTATAACTTTACTGATGACGAAAACAAAATAGGAAAGACGATAGGAGGAGTTTTATTTAAGAAAGCGAATACTTATTATGCAACACCACAGTATGCAGATAATGTAAAACATATTTTTTTGGATATGCTTCTTAAAGTTTACAGAACAAATAAAAAATCAAATACGGGATTAGAGTTTACCATTCCTCCAAGCATTCGGGAAAGAACTGAAAAGTTTATTGAGAACCAAAACTTATTTCATAAAATATTCAATAAAACTTGGAGAAAAGTTGAGGTTGATATGAATAATAAAGAGGACGTAAAAAATAAAACTTTTAAATTGAAGGATATGTTTGAAACCATAACCTTTAGCGATTATTATAAAACGCTTACATATAAAGAAAAGCGGCAATATGGTAGAGACGAGTTTTACAAATGGATTGAAACCCTTTTCAAAATAAACGGAGATGACAAGACTGCAAAAACAATAACGGGTATTTGTTTTTTAGAACCCGAAGAAATAAAAAATGAATATTAATATTATAAATAATTTTCTTTATTTATAATATATGGAAGAACAACCTCAACTATTACCCGACCCGACGCCCATTCTAACTTTGCCTCCTGATGATCCCGAACCTATACTTACAGAAGCCCAAAAAGAATTTAAACATAAAAGAGAGAAGGCTCAAAAATGTAGAGTAATTGCTTTAGACAATTATGGATTACACCCTATAAATACAAATATATCATCTCTTCCAAATAGTCAAAAGAAAAAAATTATAGAGGATGTAGAGAAACTTTTTAATGACTCGAATGAAGAAACAATAACAAAAAAATTTAACGAAATATGCAATGAAAAAATTTTTATAGATGATTATACAACATTCCCAGTTTACAAAAAACAAATACCCATATAGGGCTATATAATTAAGCCTACTATTTTCTTAATTAATATTATGAGCGGACAACCTAATATTCATCCCACAGATGCCCAAAAGTTTAGACAGCAATATTTAGCCAACTTGGCTTTACAAGCTAATATAAACGAAAGAAATCTTCAAGCAAACAAAATATATAAAAAAACAGGTATGACCCCAACCCAACTGACGGATACGAGGACGACAAGCGAAAAGTTGGCTGATATTGAAAGACTAAAAATTGATGTGAGAAGTGAATTATCGACGATTGCTGATGGAATCAACGCAAACTCTATTGTGAACCAATTAGACCCAGTTCAATTACAATTTTTGGCTCAACATATTAACGAAATAATCAAGGATATAAAACCAAAGTATAAGTATGGTGTTGAGGCGGATATTTTTGTTCCGTATTTAGATGCTTATATGAATAGAGCGAATCAAACAAACGAGGTAAACTTTGGGTTACAACAATCTAGTGGACAAAATGTTTTATTGGGAATTCAACAAATTCAAACAGCTATGATAAATCGTAACGATTTAGAACAATTAAAAACACAAATAGTTTTGGGAACTGATTCATTAAATAGAGGGTTATCGGCTGCTTTAACGAGACATATTACTCGATTGATTGAGTTATTACCATCAAGAGAATTTTTAGTAAATATTGCACAAATACAAGATGAAAACACAAAAAGAGAAGTTCAGGAATTATTAAATGATTCTCTACAAGACATTCCAACAAGACAAGATGTTAATAGAGTAATGGAACAATATCGTCAAGCATTAGTTAGAAAAGATGCACAAGCTTTAAATGAAATAGCTTCTAAATTAGACGAATTACTAGCTTTATCTCCTGCAGTTGAAGAAGAATTACGACAAATAAAACAATTAATTGAAGAATCTACAAAACAAGTTGAAGCTGTAGCACAAGAATCTATGCCTACATTATTACCGCCTGTCAGGGCATCTGCAGTAAGAGATTTAACTGAAACAGAAATACAACTTCTTGAATCAATATATAGAGATGCTGATAGTTTTGGTGATAACCCCGAAAAAACAACACTAACTAAATATTTAAATGACTTGTATTCTGCAACGAGACACAGAATATTTACATATAGAGGAATCGGATCTAATGCTTCTAGAAGTGAAAGTGTTGAAAAATTATTGAATGGAATAAGAAATGCAAACCAAATAGTTAGAGAAGCAATTGAAGAAAAGAAAAGACAAATTGGTAGAGGATTGAAACCAAGACCATATAGAATACAAGGTAAAGGAATTGAACCAACGCCCCGAATGAGTAAATATGTCACATTTGGGAGATATGTTATTGACCATCAAAGATTAAATGATGATATTGTTGCAATAAAAAAGAATGACAGAGGAGAAAGTGTAGTAGGAATGAAAGTTCATCGAGTTTCAAAAGGTATGGGAAATATTTTGAGAGATTTAATCAATGGTGGACAACCAAAGTATAAAGATATGTCTTCGTTAAACGAAGAAGAAAGACAATATTTACACAAACTTGCTACTAAAAGCAATATTATAGATAGAATTGAAATACCAGCACCAGATAAAAATGATGATGAAAAAGATATAAACCAGTTTGAAATTATGAAAGGAGAAATATTAAATGGAAATGACAATACTGATTTAATAAAAAAATTTAAGTTGTTGATAACCAAAATGATTAATAAAGAAATATTACCAAAGAATCAAGCTAAAGAATTATTGATTGAATTAGCGACGTTAGGATACTAAACAAAATATAAATGCCTTGAGGCATTATATTATTTTCTCTACTTATTTTATAATGAGTTATTCTTATTTGTATAACCCAAAGGTAACCCATCCAAATTTATCGAATAATATTACTCAAATGAAAAGCGGTGGATTTCAAACCCCTTTTTTCTTTGGAGGCTCTCAAGTTCCAAGCGATTTGTTTATCCCAAAGAATCGTTATAACGGGTCTAGTGGGTCGGGATTTCATAAGGGAACTCCTTCAAAAACACATCCTACGGATTTAGATTTTACATTTAAGAAGGGAAGCAAATCAAAAACACATTTAGGAGATATGGACTTTACGACCAAACTAGGTAATGAAGTGTTTCATAGAAAAGGTCACAATATAAAAATACCACATACGCTTCCATTTGAGAAATAAAATAAAAACGCCAAAAGCGTTTTTATTTAGATATTCCAAATGCCTTTAAGGGCATTTGAGAATATAAAAATAACTTAATAATATATAATGAGAACTATAGTGCTTAACCAAACAAATATAGTCAACTTGAATAACGGAAATAACCAACTGGTTTACAAGTTTCCCAATTCAGTATTATTCAGTGGAACAAGCATTGCAGTAAGTTCTGTGAGTATGTATTATAGTTGGTTCAACATTTCCACTTCTCTACAAAACAATAATTTTTCGTATACTTGGACTTCAGGAACAACAACAACAACTTATAATGTTACTATTCCAAACGGAGTATACGAGATTGCTGATTTAAATACATTTCTTCAATATATTTTTATACAAAATGGAACCTATTTAATCGATGCATCTGGAAAAAATGCTTACTATGGCGAATTTATTTTAAATCCTACGAGGTATGCAGTTCAAATAAACACATATTTGGTTCCTACCTCTCTTCCAACAGGATTTATACAGCCCAGTAATTTTGTAGGATTTCCTACAACTTCGTTTAATCCAGTAATAACTATTCCTTCAAACTTAAATAATATATTGGGATTTTATGCAAATTTTGTTACTCCTTCTAATGTAAATAATGCTTATGTTCCTCCAGCAAATCAATCACTAATAGCAAAGAATAATAATGGAACAATATCTTGTCTTTCTACACAAGCTCCAAACGTACAACCTAATTCTTCTCTATATTTTGCAATTAGTAATATTAATAATCCATTTTCATTACCAAGTTCTATAATATACGCTTTGGTTCCAACCGGAGCAGTAGGACAGTTAATTACCGAAAGACCTCCTCAATTTGTATGGAATAGATTAATTGACGGAACTTATAATGAATTAAGAATGACATTTTTAGGAAGCGATCTACAGCCTATCCAAATTAATGATCCTCAAATGACAATAATGTTGGTAATTAAAGAAGCAGATGAATATGGAGGAAAAAATTAATCAATAGAGAAAAACCAATCTTGATTATTTTGTCTCTTAAATATATATGAATGATTTAACAGAACAATATTTAGATAAGCTATATGACGACTTACAAAAAGAACAACAAAAACTATTACAAGATATAAAAAGCGGGTGTGATAATATAAAAGAAGCAGAGAATCAAAAACAATTCACATTACTCAATACATTGATGATTCATACTCTTCGACTACGTAATCTACGAAGAAAGATTAAACAAAGGATTGATAGCTGTTGATATATTTTCTCAATCAATATATATGGTAAGAAAAGCAATGCTACCTATGTGTGGTGGAACCATCAAAGTCTCAACAAGAAAACATATCAATGGGAAAGGATTTGGAGCAGTTCTTTTGAATAGAGGAGGGGCTGGTTCTGGAAGTGCTTATTCATCTCCAGAGCAATATTACAATACAACAGGAGTGAATCCATACTCTACTATGGGAAGTTATGGAGCAGGTTTAGGCAAAAGTAGAGAAAAAATTCACTCAAAGTTGGAAAGTCTTTTAGTGAAATCTCATAAAGGAAAAAAAGAAAAAAACATAAATTTTAATCTTTAGGGCATTTTGATAATAATATTTTGGAATATTATTATCGACTTTTTTATCTTTAGGTATACTATAATGAGTTGCGATAAGTTGGTATTTGACCTCTCACAAGAAATAGAAGGCTCCCCTAATGTTTTTATAAAAAAAGACTGGCTCAATATTCTTGATAATATGAATCAAAATTATTCATCCAACCAGAGTGTAGTGGATACGTCTCAGTTAAGTAACTCCAACAAATACATCTCATACCGAGAAGGATATTTGATGATTCCCCTTTTACTTACTCTCTCTACTCCCCGAGGCGCAACCGCTTCTTTTGCTCCTAATACTGCAGGAACGTCAAGCGATTACGCTTTAGGGTTGAAAAATTGGTTTGGGTCAGTCATTCATTCTTTTACACTCGATTATAATGGAACGACTATTATCCAACAAACCCCCTATATAAATATGTGGAACGCTTTTAAGCTTATGACTTCTCTCTCTTGGAATGATGTGATTACTCAAGGTTCAACTATCGGTTTTTATCCTGATGACCCGCTTTCTTGGGGTTATGTTGCAAATACCAGTGCGTCGGGTCAAGGAGTTGTCAATAATCAAAACGCTCCTGCAAATGTTCCTGCTTCCAGTATTACAACTGTTTTTAACAGATATAATTCGGGAAATGGAAATGTCGGTTTACTTAAAAGACAACAGTATATTAATTTTGACCCTTACGCTACTGCGGGTGATACTCAATATCTTACTCTTTTCCCTATTAATGCTTGTAATAATCTTTGGAAATCTTATATCTTTAATAAACAAAATACAACTGCTGCCAATGATGGTATTATTGAAATTGCCGTTATGTCAACTGTATATTTGAAACATATTCATTCATTTTTCCAAATGATACCCTTGTTAAAGGGTGTTTTTATGAAAATGACGATGAATTTGTTGAATACATCAGTTACCTTTACTTCTACTGGTTCTAACGCTCCGAGCATTGTTCCAACTGCATTCACTTTAACATCTGTATCTGTCCCTGTTGGTGGAATTTGTCCTCTTATGATTGCTTCAGGTTCTACAAATAACGGAGGCGTAAATATCAGTTCTCTCACAGACGGAACTGCCGCTACCTATACAGCTACACTTTCCGTTGGAGGAAAAGCAATAAACAGCGCTGTCTCTTCTCTTAATACATATTCAGCATCCCAATTAGCTCAAAGTATTTATTTATATGTGCCTGCTTATACATTTAATCCGGCATTTGAAGAAGCTTATTTAGCTTCTCCAGTTAAACAAATTAAGTATACGGATGTATATCAATATCAGGTGCTAAATGTTACCGCAAATTCAGGTCAATTTAATAATCTTTTGACAAATGGTATTGCTAATGTTAAATCAATTTTAATTTTACCATACTACTCTGCTACGGGTGGGTCTACAGGTTTACCTATTGCTGGTGTTCCAGTATTCCAGTCTCCGTTTGACCCTGCTGGTAGTTGTTGCACTTCTCCTCTCTGTTTGCTTACCAATTTTAACGTTGTCGTTTCAGGGCAAAATGCTATTTACAACACTGAACGATACTCATTCGAGCAATTTAACAATCAGTTATACGGGCAAAACGCGGTGAACGGAGGTATGACGGACGGCTTAACTTCTTGTTTGATTAACTCTCTTGGATTTGAGATGGAATATTGCTATTACTATGTGAACATTTCAAGAATGCTTCCAGTTGAGGAAAGTGTCCCAAAATCCATCCAAATTATAGGAACAAACAACACCGGTAAGAACCTAGACCTGTGGTGCTTTATAGAGTATGGTGTTGAGGTTTCGGTCGATATTATGACAGGAGCAAGAATTTAAATCTTAACATTCAAATAAAGCATAAAGTATTTTATTTTTCATTAACATTTAGGCGTTATTTTTTCTCTACATAAGTTATATGGAACATCATATAATACATATTGATGCAAGCCCAAAGCAGTTGTCTAAATTAAGAAATGGTCATAAAGTTAGGATTTCACCTAATATGGAAGGAACCGGTTTCAATTTATTGGTAAATCCAAGTCGTTATGATGTATTAACCAGAACTTTTGGAAGGGGAAAGGGTATGCAAATACAACTCACTCCTCAAGAAATCGCCGTTAACCAAGAAGCAACTCCACAGATGCAAGGAACTGGTATTTTTGGTAAAAAATTTGATAAATTCTTGGTGAAAAATGGATTGAGAAAAGAAGCATATGCTTTAGGAGATGTAGCTAAACCTTATGTTAAAGCAGCATTAGATAGTGCAATTGCTGCTGGTTCAGCCGCTTTGGCTGGAACTGAAACCGTTGCAAGTGGCGGTTTGGGTGCCGGTGCAATTCCAGCAATCGCTTTGGGAGCCGGTACATTATCTCATTTAGCAAATAGTTATTTGGATAATCCTAATAATGGTCATTATTATGAACCAACACATAGACCATCCCCAAATAATGCAGGAGGGCCGCAGAATAAAATAGCCCCATCTACTCTTGCTGGTCAAGCTATACAAAATGAATTATTTAACAATTTAAATAAGGATTTAGGAACTAATTATGGGAATCTTTCTCAATCAGCACTTAATAATTTTGAGGCTCATAAATTACGAAGTGCAATGGCTGTAAATTCGCTCTCTACTTTGGGTAATACATATAATGCAGGAATTGATAATGGATATGGTTCAAGGAACGGGGATAGTGGTGGGTTTGGGTTACATAGACGATTGAGAGGAGGTGCTTTAAGAAAAACAGAGGTTTCTGTAGGTAAGAACGGATCTTTTGTTGCTTCCCAAAATCAATTACCTCCTGCATTGGCATCTCAACCATTTTCTGCAAATTTCCAATTTCAACATACTCTTCCTCCTGCTTATCAAAGATTTAGTCGAGGTGGTGGGTTGTATTCCTAATTATTAATTTATTAATATTTGTTAATATTAATAAATAAATTATCTTAATTATATATATGTTGACAGACGAGCAGATAAAAGAACTTTCAGTAAAGATGGGATTTCCTTTAGAAATGGTTTGTTTTAAAGACGAATTACCTAGAAAGTTAAAATACAATACTTCTTATGTTATCAATCTTGACAATTCTATAGATGAAGATGGTAAGGAAAGTGAAGGAACGCATTGGACTTGTTTGCAAGTGAACAAATATCCAAATGGTAGCGTTGAGCCTATTTTCTTTGACCCTTATGGAGCTCCTCCAAGTGAAAATATAAAAAAATTTGTTTTGGATAATTGTGGAAAGTTTTTGCCTTATACAAATAAAGATATTCAAAGTCTTATGAATAATGCCTGTGGATTTTTTGTTTGTGCATTTTTACATTACATAAATGCTTGGGAATACAGAAGCAAGGATTTATATGACGATGTCAATATGTTTCTTAACTATTTTGATGACTTAAATACCAGTATTGATTGGAAGAAAAATGAATATATTTTAAAAATGTTTTTTCAGTCGAGTGATCCAACAAAGAGAACTGAGATTGATGTTTTAACAGAAAAAATCACAAAAGAAGATGAAAAAGGAAAAGGTTTTGATTTAATGAAAATACCTATTGCAGTAAATATGATAAATAAATAATTAAGTATCTTTCTTGACATAATACCCTTTTGCTTTTCGGTTTTCATAATATATTTTACTCAATTCTGCTCTTCTTTCTTTTGTTTTTTGATTATATTCTCTTGTATATTCATTTATCTTTTCTCTTTTTTTATTAGTATATTCTTTTCTTTTTTCTTTTTGATGTTGTAATATCTGTTCTTTATTGTCTTCTAAATATTTTATTCTTTCTTCTCTTTGTTGTTGTCGTTTTTCAATTGTTTTTAATTTATTTATTTCACTAATTTTTTTATTATAATTGTCTTGATTTTCAATATTTAAAATAGGCATTATAGAATTTAGAGTTGATTTTAATTCAAAACACCAATAATTTTCTCTACTTACTGCTTGTTTTTTATTATCACAAGGATAATCTTCAATTTTAATAATATCCCAATCATTCCAACCACCATTATCTCTAATAAACTTATATAATTTTATACTATACGATTTTGCAGTTTCAGTATTACAATTATATTTATGCTCTGCTTTTCTTGATTTTAAGTTTGTTGTATGACCTATATAACAATCTAAAATATTTTCATTTTTACAACAAATTTTATAAATGATAGTATTAACATAAGTCGGCATTTTGTATGGTTGAAATATAGCGATTTCTTTAAGTATCTTTCTTGACATACGTTAAAAGCATATTTTTAGATGTACCCATTTCATTCATCGTCTCATCAATCTTTTTACCCTCCTCTATGGTATGACCAAATTTATCAGTTAGATAAGTATGTCTCATTCCATTCACTCCTACTTTTTTACCATCAAATAATTTATTTATTCGCTGATTTAATTTTACAGAAGACAAAGGTCGCATATAGGCGTCGAACAATAAGGTTTTTGTTGGATTTACAGAAATCCATTTTTTTAAGATAAGTTGCAATGGTTTTGGTATTTGAATCTCTTGGCGTCCATAAGTTTTTGATGTTTTATAACTATTGAAAATCATTTTATTTTTATCCAAATAATTATCCTTTTCCTTATCAATATCAGTAATATAAAAATCACAATAATCTTTACTTCTTCTAGGAGGAATAAAAATCCCTCCAAGTAGAGACATTATTATGAATTGTTGAATCTCTTGTAGCTCTGCTGGTTTTAAATCTTTTCTTTTATAAAGAATATCGGCTTCTTTTTTCAAGTCTTCCCATACTTCTTTTAATTTATTACTATCGACCCAAGACGCTTCTTGTTCAGGAGATTTTTCTTGTTTGTGGATTTCCTTGTTATAATCTTTTACGTCTTCCAACATCTTCGCTCTATACTTTGGTTCGTCTGTAATAATAACCAAACTACTCAAAATTGTTTTTCTTCGGTTGGCGGGAATATTGTCTAAATGTTTCAAAATCTTCTCTACTTCATCAAACTTTTTAAAATCCATATCTTCATCTTTTCCAAACACATTCAAATATAAATTCTTCAAAATAGATGAATATGTTGTTATAGAAGATTTTGATAGAGAAGGTCGTTTTGAATGGATATAGTTTTTCAAGTCCGTCATAATATTAAGGAAGATATTAATTTTCATAATTTTATTTAAATATTAATATTCGTTAACAAAAAAATATTTTTTTATATTATAAAATATGACAGAAGAAAGAAGTTTGATAAATGATTTAAAGTTTGGATTAGCAAAGGAAACCGAAGTTTTGCCAAAGATACAAGATTATTGGAAAGATGAAGTTAATATTATAAACACAAAAATTAGATTCAATAATGAATATCACAGATACGATTTTGAAAGTGATGGCGGAAGTGTTTGGGAGGTCAAGAGCAGAAGAAATAAGAAAACAGATTACCCAACAACTATTATTCCAATCCATAAATCTATGGAAGTAGAGAAACCTTATTATTTTGTTTTCAACTTTACGGATGTTTGTTGTTACATCTTATATGATAAGGAAAAGTTTAAGAACTTTAAAACAAAGATGGTAAGGGTTTATAGAAACGGAGGCAATCCTTTTCCAGTAAAGCATTATGAAATTCCTATTGAGTTGCTTACTGATATGCAACCGCTTTAACTGAAAGTTAATCATTTAAACAGAATTATCTATTAATTAAGTTAATTATTAAGTTTTGTAATAGATTATTATGATAAATGATGAATTAAAAATTTTTAATTCATCATTTATATCTATTTCTTATATATTATATG